TTGCAAGGCATGAGTACAACATGAGGGCAGATAATCAATGGTTGACCTCTGCTGGTTGGGGCGAGATGTAGTTAAACCCTAAACCCTGAAACTAGAACCCCCTTAAACGGGGGTTTTTTAATATGTTGCATAAGATCAAAAATTTATTATATAATTTGGGTTCTTTAAATAAAGAGGTATAACAAAATGAATATTGAAATACTAAAATTAAATAATAGACAAAACTTAGATACTCCACAATACAGAGATGAATTAATGCCACTTATAACAATAGATGAATACACCAAAATTAGAAAACAATTTTTAATAAAAGTTTTCAATAGTGGCAATAGTTTAAATTCTGTTGAGTATAAAGAATATAAAGAACTCATAAAGTAAAATCTAATAACTATATTGAACCCCCTTAAATGGGGGTTTTTTTTGTCCTGGTGAAAGTAGAACCCCCAAAAAGAATAAACAATAAAAATTGATCGAGGGCATTTTACTATTTTATTAACTTTCTTCTGTTTTTCTTGACCAGGACTAGCACTAATTGTTAACTTTCTTCTGTTTGAGTGTCTTAAATAGTTATTAATGCCCTTAGACCTCCAAATTCGCCCTAAATCCAGTTAAAAACCTAAAGGCAACACCAACACAAGCAGAGAAAAACATAAGCCCGAATAAATAGAGATAGATAGACACAATAGAATAGATAAATACCACAAAGGAACTATAGAACCATAAACAAGTATTAAATGATTCAAGGGTATTAATTCAGGGGTTCAAGGTTGGGTTTATTCAAGGGTTTAATAATGGGGTAAATATGGTCTATCCTTCGCATATATATTCCACTCCCAAAACCCCAAAAAATACTATAATTATTTAACATAATATACCTTTTAATAATTATTCTATTAAATACAGGTAAACTCCCATGTCATAAGGGTTTAAAGTCATATATACATCTAATAATGTATCAAAAAGACTTCGCATAATCAGATGTTATGTTAAGTATATGGGGAGGGAGGCTCATTGCTATAGGGATAGGAGCGTACTACCTCCCTAACACAAAAAACCAAATTTCAATATCACTTCCAATAATCCGATATTATGTTAAGTTTTATGGTATAATACTTACTATTATTTTAAAGGTTGTATTGTGAGCAAAAAACCCAATAATCCCGCTATGAAGAAGGGAATGGTTTCTCTTAATCCAGCAGGTAGACCTAAAGGTTCGGTCAATAAGTTTACCGCATTAGCAAGAGAGTTAATGTCGGATAAGAGTCCTGAAATAGTGGAAAAGGTGATTTCAAAGGCTTTAGAGGGCGATGTTCATTGCCTAAAGATGTGTCTGGATAGAATACTACCAGTACATAAGGCTGTTGATCCTAATCGTGCTAAAAGCGACTCACAGGTAATTATTAATGTATCCAGTATAGAATCAATTCAAAAACAGATAGGAAATACGCCAAAAGAGAAGTTGGTGAATCCTGTGGAGAAGAATGACGATGAAGTAGTGGTAAGTGTAGCAGCGAATGGCTAAAAAAACCATAGAAGAGGCTTTTACACCAAAAGATGAGTGTTCATTATGTGGTAGTGATTATGATGAAGAGTGTGGTGGTATTCAAGGACATTTCGGTATTATTCCTGTTACTTTTTGTGAGTGGTGTTACTCTTCTATTATAGATATGGCATCTCATCATTTAGGTTTAAAAGAAGAAGATGGCTGAGTTAAACATTGATCTTCATCCTGCTCAACTACAAATATTCAACTCTGACAAGAGATTTAAGATAGTTGCTGCTGGTAGACGATTTGGGAAGTCTTATTTGTCTGCTTGGTTATTATTGATTAACGCTATACAGGCTGATTCTAAGGATGTATTTTATATTGCTCCTACATTTCAGCAAGCGAAAGATATTATGTGGGGTATGCTGAAGGAATTAGGTCGAGATCTGATTGCTGCTGCCCATGAGAATACTGCTGTATTGACATTGATAAATGGTCGTAAGATATACCTCAAGGGATCTGACCGACCTGAAACACTTCGTGGCGTAGGATTGGCTTATGTCGTGCTCGATGAATATGCTTCTATGAAGCCTGTGGTATGGGAACAGATAATTCGCCCTACTCTTGCTGATGTTCGTGGTGGTGCTTTGTTTATAGGAACGCCATCGGGTAAGAATCATTTCTTTGATTTATACCAGGATGCCTTTGAAGATGACGATTGGGAAGCATTTCAATATACTTCTATTGATAATCCCTTCCTTCCTGCTGATGAAGTAGAGGCTGCGAAGAAAACAATGTCCTCTATGTCATTTAGGCAAGAATTTGAAGCATCATTTGAAACATTCTCTGGTGGAATCTTTAAAGAAGAATGGTTTAAGGTTGATGAAGAACCAGAAGAAGGGCATTATGTAATTGCTGTTGATCCTGCTGGTTTTGAGGAAATAGAGAAAGAACGGAATTTAAAACGATCACGATTAGACGAAACGGCTATTGCGATTGTTAAAATAGATAGAGATAAGTGGTGGGTGAAGGATATACTCCACGGCAGATGGAATATTAAAGCAACTGCCAAAAAAATTCTTTATAGTGCAATTAAAGTAGAGTCTGCTACGGTGGGAATCGAAACAGGTTCTCTAAAAAACGCAATTCTTCCTTATTTGGAAGATGAAATGAGAACAGAAGGTAGATGGGTAACTATTGTTGAGTTACGCCACGGTGGTAAGAAAAAAACTGAAAGAATAGCATGGTCGTTACAAGGAAGAATGGAACATGGTCAGATTTCTTTTAACCCAGATAGGGATTGGAGAGATTTTAAATCACAGTTACTAGATTTTCCTAATCATTTGGCACATGATGATCTTTTGGATGCTCTTAGTTATATTGACCAAGTAAGTGTGGCTGATTTTGCCCACTCAATCGAATTAGATGATGAATGGAGTCCAATAGATAATGTTGCTGGATATTAAAGAATTTAACGATATAACAGAAGATGAATTTAACAAATTAGTTGAATTTAGTAATAATCAAGAGAATTTACAGGAACGATATGTCGTTGCTTGTCAAATTATAACGAATTTAACGAATGAATTAGATCCAAATGTAGAAGATAACGATGAATCGGTAGATTTAACGATTTGTAAGCTGTTGATGGATGGATTTATTGATGTTGAACCAATGAGTAGGATATTACATTAAATATGAATACAGAAAATAAGTATCAAGCACTAGCAAGTTGGTTAAATTATCGCCTTGATAGTTGGAGAACCCATAGAAACATCAATTATATCCCTATATGGGATGAATATTATCGTCTGTGGAGGGGGATTTGGTCTGTTGAAGATAGAACCAGACAAGCTGAACGCTCTAGGCTTATCGCTCCTGCCCTACAACAAGCAGTTGAGTCCTCTGTTGCAGAACTAGAGGAAGCAACATTTGGCAGGGGAAAATGGTTCGACATTAAAGATGATATGCTTGATGAAGATCCAAGCGATGTTGAGTATGTACGCAACCTCCTACAAGAAGATTTAGAAAAAACTGGTGTAAAAGACGCTATTTGTGAAGTATTTCTTAATGGTGCTATATATGGTACTGGTATTGGAAAGATTGTAGTCAAACAAACCATTGAAAGAGCACCCTCAGAAGAACCTATAGAAGGAACAATGGCTACTACTCGCACAGTAGTCGAATATCCATCCATAGATGTCCATGTTGAACCAATTTCACCTAAAGAATTCTTGATTGATCCATCTGCGAACTCAATTAACGATGCTTTAGGGGTTGCTCACGAAGTAATCAAGCCTAGATACCATGTAGTAGAGGGTATTCGCTCTGGAATTTACAGAGATGTACCTCTTGATGGTGATTACGACACAGTTAGATTTGGATATGATCCAGAAACCAAACAAGCAGACGAATCTGACTCAGTAAAGATTTGTGAATACTGGGGAAAAGTTCCTAAACGCTTTCTTAAACCAAATGCTGACAAAGATGACTTTGAATACAGTAAAAAAGATAAAGATGAATTAGTAGAGGCTGTTGTTACTATGTGTAATGACGAATATATCCTCAGAGTAGAGGAAAATGCCTTTATGATGGTAGATAGACCCTTCATTAGCTACCAACATGACATCGTTCCCAATAAATTCTGGGGTAGAGGTGTATGTGAGAAGGGATATAATCCTCAAAAGGCACTAGATGCTGAAATGAGGGCAAGAATTGACTCTTTGGCACTCACAACCACACCTATGATGGCAGCAGATGCCACAAGATTGCCAAGAGGCGTAAAGTTCGAGGTGCGAGCTGGTAAAACTGTCCTGACCAATGGTTCTCCAAGAGAGGCTATCATGCCTTTAGACATGGGTACAACAGATCCAAACACATTCAATCAGGTCGCATCTCTTCAAAATATGATTCAAATGGGTACTGGCTCTGCCGATACAGGTAATACTGGAAGTGAAACAGCTAGTGGTATGTCTATGATGCAAAGTGCATCAATTAAACGACAAAAACGCACTTTAATGAATTTCCAGAACACTTTCCTTATTCCTTTGATTAATAAATCAATGTGGAGGAAGATACAGTTCGATGTAGATAGGTATCCTGTAACAGATTACAAGTTTGTACCTTATTCAACTATGGGTATTATGGCTAAAGAACTTGAAGGTCAACAAATGGTATCTATGTTACAAGCCATACCTAAAGATTCACCTGCTTTTAATGTTATTTTACTGGCAATGTTCCAGAACTCTTCTATTCATAATAGAGATCAGATAGTTAATGCTCTTATGCAAGGTAATGAGCCAGACGAACAACAAGAACAAATGCAACAGATGGTTCAAGAGTTGCAAATGCAACAAGCACAGGCTCAAATTCAGAAAACATTAGCAGAAGCAGAAGAAGAGAAGGCTAAAGCTGTTAAATGGACTGCTGAAGCACAAGCAGAAGCTCCAACTGAAATCAATATCCAAGAGAAGATACTTAAACTTCAAAAAGATCAAATTAGTTTAGAGAAGATTGCTGCTGACATAGAGAACAAACGCTCTGAAACTGCAAGAAACATTCCAGAAGTAGAACATCTGAAGTCAGAAACAATTTTAAACTTAGCGAAAGCCAGAGAAGCTGGAACTAAGTCAGTAATAAATACAATACAGTAAATTATGGCAAAAACCGATGCACAGTTCCTAGAAGATAGGATTTCCATGACAGGAACAGATGGATGGTTAGATTTATTGGAAGATATAAAGAATTTACAGGATAGTATTGCTAATGTAGAGAATATTAATTCTGAAAAAGACCTTTGGGAAATCAAAGGTCAGTTGCGTGTGATAAACTTTATTCTAAGTTTAGAAAATGCGACAAACCTAGCGTTGGAAGAACTCCAAGACGGAAATTCAACATAATCAAACTTCATAATCCTGAAGAGGACGGAGAACACAATGAGTGAAAGTATAGTAGTAGAAGAAGCACCTCTAACAGGTGAACCAATAACAGAAACACAGGAAGTAACACAAGAGGTACAGAATGAGGAAACTCAACAACCTGAACCAGACATTCCTGCAAAGTATGCTGGTAAATCAATGGAAGAGGTTATTAAGATGCAGCAAGAAGCTGAATCATTAATGAGTAGACAGGCTGATGAACTTGGTCAACAACGAAAATTAATGCAAAGTCTAATTGAGGCACAAAATAATGCAACAGATACTACTCCACCAGAAGAACCTGTAGCACAGGAGGATAACTTCTTTGACGATCCAGTTAACGCTGTGAATAAAGCCATAGAAAACCACCCAGATGTTATAAAGGC